GTGGTGTTGAACTGGCCGCCAGTGAACACCGGCACGATCGTAAATGTCACCGAATAGCCCTGCGGCTTTCCCGTCGTCGTATCCCATCCGCCCATCGGTGGGGTTTTCAAATTCTTAAGCACACCGCTCCGTCGCCACCAAGTCTGACCTTGAGAAAAGATCAGGCAACTCAAAACTTCCAATTCTGCTGACCCCGGTGCCGGCAGTGCCAGATTATACAGCATCTCCACCAGTTGCGTCAGATAGTTGACATCCGGAACGTTGTCCGATACGCCGGCTACCAAATCGAATTTGAAGTCTATGTCGTCAAATTTGCCTTTTTCCCAGTTGATCTTCGACGGGGCGGTCTGGTGGATATTGGTAACGTCTGACAGTTCATTGGAGTAACCCATCGCCCCCATGTCTTCTGGATTCTGCACCACTAGTGTGATGGCGTACTGTGGGTTGTTGATCGACATGATCTGGAGGTAGACGTTCTGCTTGGAGGTCATACCAGCACCTCCCCGCCACGAGCACGGAGTTCGACACCGGGCAGAATCTCTCGGAGCAGTTCGGGATCGAGACGGCCGTCTCGAACGGCATTGGCGATCAGCACGGCATTGCGATCCGCGTCCTTTATCAGTTTCTCGGTGTCATCGCCGCCGAAGATAGACTGGAGGATGTGACTGTACTCTTTGATCGCCGTGAGCATCAACCCGGCCGGCGAATACTTCAGCAACGTATCAACCAAGCCGCCGCCAGCCGGGGCCTGCGTGGTCGGCTGGGCCGTCGGATTAACAGGGCTGACCGTCTGACTGACCGGTGCGGACGGCTGGGCTGCCTGTACGATCGGACTGACTGAGGGGCCGCTGGTCGGCCTGCTGGCCTGACCGGCCTGTTGGGGGGCTGTCGGACCTACTGGCCGAAAGGTGGGCATCAGAACCTGACCGGCCTGTTGGGGGGCTGTCGGACCTACTGGCCGAAAGGTGGGCATCAGAACCTGACCGGCCGGATGGGGGGCCGAAGAAGTTGGAGGGACCGCAGCGGCTTTTTTCTGGGAACCAAACAACCATCCGAAATGTTTTTCTATGTATTCCCCCAACCACTGGATGCCCTCTGCCAGTTTTTGTACAGGCCACAACACCCAACCCATAGCTTTTACTAAAAATAGTAACACCGGTTCCAACAAGTGTAAAACAGGTAGCAGACCTTTGACCAAGGGGGTCACGATTCCTAGCAGGATCGGTGCCCACGCTTGGATGCACTCCTGAAAAATAGGCAACAGCGTGTTCACCAGAGGCGAAAGTGCTGTTACTAGGTTCAGGGCCATATTCACAATTGGATTGAATAGCGGCATCAATTCGTTTTTCAGAGTATCGATAACTGGCTGAAAGGCTTCCAGAAATAAAGCTACAGGTCCGATAGCTTTGAACAGATTGCTCAACCCACTCATCGTCTTCGCCATCCAACTCATGTCCGGACCCTTGGAGGCGGCGGTGTGGCTGCCAGCCTCTCCGACCGTGGGTTTGGCTTTCCCTATTCCAAGCAGGCCCGAGACAAAGCCCGCGACCTGTTTGGGGATGAAGGCCAGAACGCTGCCGACCGGGGCCAGATAAGTGGCCACCATGCCGGACACCTTGGCGGAGGCGTTGCTGACCGCTGTGTTCACCGCACTGTTGATCTGATCGGCCAGCCTACCGGCGGCTGTGGCGGGGATGTTTGCAGGGATGGCTGAGGCCAGCATGGCTCCGATCTCTGCGACCATTTCCGGCTGCTTGGCCTTCAGTCCGGCGATCATGTTCTTTGTGATCGGCACGCCCATCTGTTTGGCTAGGGCGATCATGTTGGATGGATTGAGTAACCGGAACGACTCCTCCATCGCCGCTCTAATCTGCGGCACAGCGGAGGCACCGGTCTTCGTTAGCATTGCAAACTGATCGAGCAATCCTTCGGCCCCTCGGTTTTTGCTCAGCCCATTCAGGCTCTCCCCTAGTTTTTCGATACCCCCAACCTGTTTGATGAAACCGGCGTAAGCCAACTCCATCGCACTGGTATTTCCCTTCATAAACTCTTTTACGTATTCGGTCTGACGGCCCAGGTCGCCCATACCCTTGGCCCACTGTTTCTCCGATTTGGCCGTCGCCTCCCACGCCTCCTGTTTGAACTTGTCGGCTAAACTGCCGACGGTACGCATGTCGGTGGAGACGGCACTGTTGAGAGGTTTGTAGTTCACCCCCAGGTTGGAGATGCTCTGCATCGCACCTTTGACCGCCTTGGTGCCGGATTGGAAGGTATCGACAATCTGGTTCCAGGCCCCACGGCTGTCCTGCACCATGATCTGCAACGCCGGCGACGCCGTGTTGGTCATGGAGACTCGGAATATGAAGCTGTTGTCAGGCATATTATTTTTGCCGCATCTGCTCGGCCATATCCTCATTCTGCTTGATAACCAGCTTGACCAACGCGATCCGCTCCGACCGGCCTAGCCGTCCGCTCTCCTCCCAACCGATCGACGTATTGGCCGTCAGGGCAAACCGTTCAGCCCTGATCTGATCGTCAAGCTGTCTTCGGTACGAGGGGTCGCCGAGTGTAAACGGATTGACGAGGTTGAAGAAACTCCCGGCTGAACGTCAGCGGTTGGACAAACCGGTTGCCGCAGCCTTGGCAGACATGTTGGAGATTCAGTTCCAACCCCGGCTCGATGTCTTCGATGGCTGTTCGGAGGCCCAGGCTGTCGAGGCTGTCGAGCGGAAAGAGGGTCTGTGCCTGATGGACCAGACAGGGTTGACCCTTGATTGTGCGAATCGCCTTCGCCAGCCGATAGGTGTAGGCCGGATTTTTCATATCGACCGCGAGGGCGTTGCCAATTCTTTTCGCGTAGGCTGCGATGTCTCGCTCGTCACGGACGCGGAGGCGGCTGATGCCGATCTCCAGGCCGCTGTGCAGCGTGATCTCCTCGATCTCGTGATCGTCACTGTTCAGCCGTTTGACCGTGATGCCATCGTTGATATTGACAGCCGCCTGGATGGCGGCCCTACAGGATGGGCAGGTGAGGGCGAAGTTGTAGACCGGCCCGTACGACAGGTTGCGGACGGCGAACATCAAGTAGACCTGATCGCAGAGCAGCAGGTCGTCGTAAGGGACGGACTTGTCGATCCGGCAGCTATCGATCAGCCTGTCGATCAACATCCCTCGATCTTCCGTCTGGTTGGCCAGGATGGCCTCGTCGTCGGAAGTGATCTCATGGATGGTCAGCTTACCGTCCGGACAGGCCCCGCCGTAAAATAGCCCACCGCTGGGGAGGGTTTCGATATTCGTTCTCATCTGTCATCTCCTGTGTATGAAAAAAATTATTGAGCCGGGGTGTCGAGCGTGGCGTAATCGATCTCGATCGTTCCACTGATTTCCGACTGCTCGCCGTTGCCCCGCTCCCCCTCACCCATCTTGAAGGCTCGGAGCCACATGCCGTGAAGCGTCCAGGAACGAAGGATGGTGGAACCGTCAAGTCCATATTGAACCAGTGCTCCGTCTCCTTTGTAGCCGCTGATCGGCCCAATCTGGCCGCTACCGGAGTCAAACGCCGACTTAAACCAACTGTTCAATGCGGAGGCCACACCTGCCGATACGGCGTAGTCCTTGAGAGTAATGACGAACGCCTCGTACTTGGCCGGGGCCTTCGCCCACTTACGAGTCTCGTTGATGGCCGGCGTTTCACCCAAGCCAATCTCCGCTCCGGGCAGCGGCGACTTCATAAGGGATATACTGAAATCGCTTGCCGACCCCGAGTAGACGGTCGTAGGAAGCACCAGATCGAACATGTTCTTTCGCATCGGTTCCCAATTCGATGTCACGGCGATGTTGCGTGTCTGCGTAATATCCATAGTTGGCTCCTAAGTTTCTCGTTAGTGTTACAGTTCCGTGACGTTCAGCCCGCTGGCCTGATAGACGAATTGGCTGATAACCTCTTCGGCCGACGCGGTCGGTGCGATGCCGATGTAGATGTTCATCCGATGCGACTGAGCGGAGTTGTTGGTGCCGTCGCAAATGACCGTGTAGGAGTACAACCCACGAGCATCCTGGATGGGCTGGAGGATGGACATAACGGCCAGTTTGGCCAGCAACCACTCCGTCGGATCGTTCTGCTCGTGGACGAACTGGAGGGTGCCGCTCTGCACCTGCTGGCGGGCGTAGATGACGCCACGACGAACGTTCAGTCGCGACGGCGGGCTGTCATCCCGTTCGAGCGTCCGCTGCATCCACAGGGCGATGCCCTGGCCGGGGAAGTTGACGGCCGCGTTGACGGCGTTGCCGCCGGAGGTCATGTAATCGAGGTCGCCCTGCTGCGGGTTGTGTTCGAGTTGCAGCACGTCGGTGAGCATCCCGCGAGTGAAACCGGTCGGGTCGTACCAGGGGGCGGCCACGGCGTCGTTGTAGGCGATCCGCTGGGCCACATGGCCGCTGAGCGGAATCCAAATCAGCATGTCGGCGTCGGCGTCGTTGATCTGTACCCACGGGTAGAACAGAGTGGCGAAGCTGCCGATCAAGGAGGCGGTCAGGTCCGAGCCGGCCAGAATGCCGTTGTGCCAGGCGACGACTTGCTGAACGGTCAGGCCCTTCGGAGGATCGATCAGTGCGACGCAATCCTGGCGGGTCTGAGCGATGGTCAGCAATTCCTGCACGACGATCGCCTCGTAGAAGCCGGGGGCCGACAGCGTGCCGATCAGGGCGGAGTTCTTATTAGCGAAGATTTGCAGACCGGTGGGACTGCTGACCGGAGGGGCACCGACGACGCCGACGATGGCGTTGGAGTCTTCGGCCCCGTTGGCTCCGCCGGCAAACGCCAGTGTTATCGTCTGTGCCAGGCTATTCGTCCAGGTGAGTGTCGTCTGCGAAGGGGCCGACACCGTGACGGTGACGAATTGGCTGACGCCGTTGATCCGCGTGGTGATGTAATTGGCGGCGTCGAGGTTGGCGGTTCCGAGCAGAACACGGTCGTAAACTTCGAGGATGTTTCCCTTGTTGTCCGCAACGGTGACGCGGAAGGTGTTGGCGTCCGTTCCGTTGCCGATCATAACTGAATAGCCGTTCGCCCATGTGCCGGGGCTGAGGACCGCGAAGCTAAGCACCGCTGTCGCCCCGTTGGAGAAGACCAACGGATTGGCCGATGCGATGCCGTAGCCGCCGATCCGAACGTACCAGAGGATCGAACCTTGCTGAAGAAACTCGTCGGCCCCATAGAGTCCGTAGTGGCACTCCTCTCCGATCGGTCCGGCACAGAGGCCGAAGACCTGCCGCAGTTGCGTGCGGGAAGTGATGAGCGTCAGGACATTGACCGGACCCTTGGACGCCGTACCCACCATACCGGCCGCCGATGTGCTGATGGGGGCGGGAGTGATGGCCTGATTGGTTTCGAGGGTGTAGCTGCCGGGGCTGAGAAACTGCGAATTAAATGTGCTCACTGGTTGCTCCTCAGTAGGTTGGTTCGGGTGCGACCACCTCGGCCAGTTCGGGGCCGATCGGTCCGTTGCCTTCGTCGTGATAGATATCGGTTTCGACCGTGTCGATCAGCAGATAATCGAGCGGCGTTCTGAACAGCCATCCGTCCAGTCGGACGGACATCTCGCGTCGAAATACCGGCTGTCCCTCCGCACTGTCGATGGTCGGCATCTTTCGGTCTTCTTCCAACTGGAAGAAAGTTTGTTGCAGGCCGACCGGATCGGCGTAGCGGACAGTCAGATAGGTGTAGTTGGCCTCGCCGAACAGCAGGCGGACCTGCCCGGTCAGCCAATCAAGATCGCGTAACGTACGACCCCAGAAGTTCGCCGAATAGCCGATGTTGTACGGTTGGGGCCAAGGCACGGTTGTCGAACCCTCGGTCGTCTGGGCGTATCGTTGCCGTGCCCAATGATGCGACCGCTTCGGATCGAACGTCTCACCCAATCGGTTGATCGACGTGAACGGAAGGGGGATGACCTTTTGCTTCTCTATCGTCGATCCCTTCGGTGCGTGCATCCGCTCCTCGATCTGTGCGAAGGCTCGCTCCGGGGTCATAAAATCGACGAACACCCGCTTTCCGTTGGGGCCGGGCGGCCAGACCAGGCTACGACGCAGCCAACTGGCCACTGCTTTGTCGCAGTTGTCGTATACCTGAACATAGCCTTTGATATCGTCGATCATACCTGTGTCACCGAATAGCCGACTCTGCTGAGCAGACCGTTGATCGTGCAGAGCAGTTCGTTGCAGCGTCGCAGAACCTTCAGATGCAAATCAGCCGCCTCACCGGTGGCGGCGTTGAGCCGGACGAAGGCTCTGAGGCTCGTCAGGGAAGTCTTAGCCTCCGTCAACGTGCTGATGGGCGGCAGACCTCTGATCTGTCCGGCCAGCAGGACGCGAGTCTTCGAGTGGCTGTAGGCGGCGTCTCTGACCATGCTGTTGAGCCAGGATCGGATGGCCGTCAGGATGTCATCAACGAAGGTCATGGATGACCTCCCCGACTTTCTTGGAGAACTTACTGGCAGCCCATTTCTGTCGTGTCATCCGCCACACGGGTAGTTCGGGGATACCGTCCGGATGGCCATACTCCAGCAGGAGCGGCAGATTCGTCGGCAGTTCCGATTCGGCCAGTCGGTCGTGATCGATCTCCACGGTGAAGTTGCCTTTGCTTTCGACGATTACGATGGAGGCGATGAGCAGTCGAAGCATTCCGGTGGTGTCGGCGAAGCAGGGGTATTTGCGGATGACCGACTCGGAGACGACCAGATTGTCGGCCATCCGCCAGTAAGCGGCGATCAGATCGGAGCGGAACGATTGGGCAACCTGCTCGGGCAGACGGTCGAACCGAAGATCAGCGGCCTGTTCGATCAGGTCGAAGAAATTGCCGCCACGCTGCTCCACAGTCAGTTCCACTTTCACTCCGCTCGGTCACTATCGACGGTCACTGGGGTACATCTCATCAGAGTATACTGACCGAGGCGTAGCGGACGGCCCTGTCAATCCGGCTCGTCGGCCTGGGGTTCCAATTCGTCGCTATCGGGCCGGAAGATTTCGCATTTCGCCTGGTAGAGCAGCGGCACGTCGGTGTTGGCGTAGGGCGGCCCGAGCCGCCATTCAAGGATGTCGTAGACGACTCCGTTGGAGTAGACGAAACGGTCGCCGGCGTGGGCGATAAGCCGCACCTCTCGGGTCTGGCTGTTCTGAGTGGCCAGCCCGGTTCGGATGAGGTGCGGTACGGTCACGAAGAGGCTGAGGTCTCGGACTCGCTCGACACCCAAAATGGACAGCGGGTGCGTCTCATCGGCCGGTACGACATAACCGTAGAGAGGAATGTCGGCGGCGAAGACCTTCGATGTTTCAGAAGCCTCACGGTGCAGTTCATCGAAGAAGCGGGCGTTGATGAGCCGTCGATACGCGATGACCGGAAAGAACCGTTCGCACTGTTCGGCCCCGAGGGCAAACAGGTAGGTCAGATCAGACAGGTTGGGGAACTTTGCTTCCACGTCGTCTCTTTCGCTTTTTAGGTTGGCCCTGCGGAACGGCACCGAGCGGCACTTCGTACGGACCGGCAGCAGCACAGCCAGTCAGTTCGATCAGTTGATCGACAACACGTTCGGCCGTCTCTGCGACCCACCGCCACACAAAAATTTCGTCACAGCCGTATTGGAAGATCAAAGCCGTTACCTGTTGTTCGTCGGGCATATACCAGAGGTAGCAGACTGAACCATGTTCGTAACCGGCGTTCACTTCGTGCTGTTTGGACCATCGTTCTCCCCCCTTACCGAAACGATTGAAACGAATATCGGCATGAATGACCGAACCCTCTTCTTCGATGATCTGTCCTTCATCTGTGATGATGAAGGAGGCGTCGGCCCCAGGATGATAATAATCAGGTGTGGCACGATGCTGTCTTACGGGAACTCCAGCGATTTCTGTTACGAAGCCGCCGTCAGTCTCCGATTCAATAAGATTATCAACAACCTTCTGCGACTCCCACTCAACATCCCACTGCGGCTCGAACGTTCGGCCCGCGTAGGTTACGGATCGGATGCGGTCAAGACAGAACATCTTGATCGTCGCCCCGTCCTCATCGAATTTGTCGTAGCCGAAGAATACGATCTTCGCGATAGCCGGTACGTCGTAGCCGCCGGGGGCTGCGTGGATGTTGCGAGTTCGGAGTGAATATGGCTCAACAGTGCGGTTGACCGTCTGAGGCTTACCAAACTGCGGACCACCCGGTTGGGTCTGCACCTTTGGGGTGTACCGAACCCGCAGGGTCGAATGCTCCCGAGCGGCCTGTCCGATCGCCGAGGCCATCGCCTTCTCGGTGGCCGACAACTGACTCCACAGATCGGCGGTAATGCCGGTCGGCCGCGAGACCTTCGGGGCCTTCTTCCGAATTGGCCGCACAGTGGTCGGCTTCTGTTTCGACGGAGGTTTCTGTATCGGTTTGGGTGTCGGTTTGGTCGGCGATGTCGGTCGATTCGGAGGGCTGACGGGCCGCTTTTTTATCGGATTAGATTTCTTCTTTTTCCATTCAGGGTCGAGCCGACCCCACGGAGCGACCTTGCCGTATTCGAGCAGGTCGGTGCCGGGCGGAAGCGTCAGGATGGACGGATTAGCCGACAATCGGTAGACTCCGTGCGGCGGACATCCGCGTCAGGAAAGCGGTCGTCTGATCGATGACCGCCTGGGCCTGCGTCCTCAGGGCCTCCACGTCGGTGGTGATGGTGCCGCCAGGACTGGGGATGTTGCCGAACTTTCCTCGAGGCATCGTCAGCGTCATCTTCGCGTTGGCCAGCACGAGATTGAGGAACTGTTCCTGATACCGACGCTTCGACCCGTTGAGAATTTTGTCGCTGGTCAGCGGCACCAACGTGATGTAGTAGACATCGAACGGACCGCCGGAGCAATCGACGCAGAGGGTGTTGTTCTCCCGGTCGTAAATCCACTCCGGCTCGGTGCCGCGAACTCGCTGAAACATCTTGTAGAACATGCGGATCATGTACCACTCACCCATCGGCATCTCGGGGTAGACCATCCGCGACAGAATCTCAAAGACGTTGATCTGCGTGTAATTCAACAGCGAGTTGGGCAGGAGGAAGTTGACGTAGTAGACGCCGAGCGTCTCGGGGTCGAGTCGAATCTTTCCACCCTTCTGGATGCCCTGGACGGCCGGATCGTCGGAGGTGCCGGCGAAGCTGTAGAAGCCTTGGATCGGCTGGAGGTTTCCCCCAGCGACCGTGTAGACCTCGTACTTGGCGTTGTGCTTGCAGCAGACGAAGTGCTGGTTGAACAGCCGGAGCGAATCGTTGATGGCGTCCTGAAGCTGATCGTCCGTCAGTTCGACCTGAACGGTCGGGAAACCCAGCTTCCTTTTCACCCACGCTTTGATGCCCGCATCGTTCAACAGATCGGTCAGCCCGGAATTTCCGGCCGGAGCGACCGGCTGTTCCCACGGGGGAATGATCGACAGCAAAGCGTTGATGATCTGATCGACCGTGAGGTTGACCGCCTCGTTGAGCGGCACCTCCAACAGATATTTGATCCGATCGACGAGGCTGATGTCGAATCCATACTGCACCGTCCCGGAAGTGTCGGCCAGTTGGGTCTGAAGGTTGTAGAGGGTCGGGCAGTCGATCCGCAGGCCGGGGAACTGACTGGCGACCGACGGCACGGACAGCCGCCTGGCCAGACAGTAGAGAGACCGGCGGTTCCCATCATTGACGCAACTGCAATCCATACGTTCCTCTAGGTCGGCTGTTCGCCGACTTCGTGTTTGAATCGGGTGTGGGTGGCCAGCCCCCCATTCGTCTTGAACGTGGTGCCGCAGATCGGACAGGGGAAGGTTTTGGCCGGCGGTTCGCCGGTGGCGGCCGGCGGTGTGGCCGATCCTTCGCCGATCCCCTCTGCCGACACATCGGTCAAGGTGTCGGCCGACCCGTCGGTGTCTTCGACGGTCTCATCGGCCTTAGTGTCCGGCAGGATGCCGTGAACGTTGGCTAGGTGGGCGAGAATAAGTTCGGAGCCGCCGCATCGGAACTGCTGACAAAGTTTGCAGTAATAGATGCCGTTTACTTTTTTGTAAGACGGCGTGTCCTCTTCGATGATAATCTTCAGATTGTCGATCATGTCGGTCTTATGGGGCAGCACAGGCTGGCGGTTGCGGATGCCGCCAAACAGTGCGGCCCTCTGCTGATCCTGAACTTCCTGCACGAACGTCAGCTTGCCTTTGCCGACGAAGCGGCCAAACCAAGGGTCGTCCGATCCTTCGCCGCTGTCGAACTGCACGATCGATCCGGTTTTGCCCGGCAGTCCGATGGGGTGGCCGTTCAGGTTCATGTACTTGTGATTCATTTTTACGTCAGCCATAGTTGATCTCCTGTCTGATTATACAAAAAGAAAGGGCAGCCAAGCCGTTTGACTTGACTGCCCTTCTCTACTTACTGCTCAGAAACTTCAGGCTGTCGGTTAGGAACCGGCAGGCACGCCATTGACCGTCACCACATCGGCGGTCGGAACGGTCGTTTCATCGATCGCTCCGTTGGCGTAGAAGTTGGCGTTGACGACCTTCAGGCCGACCCGCTGGGCCATCGCCTTCCGTGCGATCATGTCATCCAACACGATCGTCTGGGAGGTGTAGAGACCCTGGTAGGGGGCGTAGATGTAGCCGGTGTCCAGGAAGCCCGAACCCTTGAAACCCATGACCCATGAGTCGCGGGCCATCGTCGGGTCTTTGTAGACATCGAACTCGCCCAAGGTGCCGATCTTGCGGATACCGGCCGAATTCTTGGACGTGTTGCCCGCCGGCTTGAACTTCGCCATCGTCTCCACGACGTTGCAGACGCTGACGCCGCAGACCACCCAGGTGGCGTTACGACGTTGCGTCTTGCTGAAGATCATGTTCGAGTTCAGCACCAACGCATCGTAGAACGTTTCCTTGTGCCAGATGTACGGCACGCCTTCCGGAGGGGTCTTGTACCAAGTGACCGCACCGGCATTGGCGACCGACTTGAGGTGCTGGACGATCGTGTAGTTGATCTCCTTGGCGATCTCATTGGCCATGAAGGCGACCAACTCGACATCGGCGTTGACACCGTGATATGCCTGGAAATCTTGTTGGGCTTCGATCGACCAACGGGCACGCAGCTTATGCGGCCTGGCGGTGATGGGGGCGGATGTCAGCACCAAATCCATTTCAGGGATGTCGGCGTTGGCCTCCAGGTTCTGCTCGTAGCTGACCGTCACGGCGGCGGTCGTCGAACTGTTGAACGTAAAGACGTACGCACCGGTCGAATAGTTGACCGTGTGGGTGGCGGCCGTACAGTTGCCCGTCAGGTTGCCGTTGCCATCATCGGTAACGATCTGCGTGCCATCGAAGAACTTCACCGTGCCGGCTCGAACGGGAACGTGCCCGAGATTGCCGGAGTAGGCAGTCGCACCGCTGCCGCCGATCGGCTCATCCACAACCGGCTCGCCGGTGTAGGTGTAGTTCTTGTCCGGTCCGGCCAGGGCATCGAATACCTTCGATCCCTTCTGGATGGCACCGCGTTGGGTGCCGTACAGGGCGTCCATGAAGCTGGACAGTTACATCAGCCGGCTCTTTATCCGGCCGCTCCGCTTTAGCGGAGAATCAGACTATCTCTTCATCCGGCAGTCGCCGGAGTCCCGCACTCGTGTTCGGAGTATTGGCTTGAGCGGCCTCACCGATTAGTCGTTGAACCTTCAGCGGCTCGTTTTCGTTCTCAAAAGCCGCCGCTAGGCTGCGGATTAGCTTGCGATCAAAATCGAAAGTTAGTTCCGTCACAACTTCAAAAACCCATCCGTTCGCTTCGGCGAATAATCTTCCAGCTTCAAATTTGGCTGGATTATTATTCTGCTTCAACGCCCACGATGCCTTGATCTCCACCAAAACGGTACGACCGTCACGGTAGTTGACCAAAACATCGGGTCTGTAGATTCGATGACGACCATCTAATCGAACGTAGGATATCTGAATCTTTTCCACTTCATAGTGTATTACATCTGCCGAATACTCCAACATCAAGTAGTAGCAGAGTTCCCAATGAGAACGATAGGTCACCACCAGACCGGTTTTAACTGACCGGTATAGACGGCAGTTAGGTCGTCTGGCTGACGCTTTTTCGGAGATAAGCTGACAGGTGTATTCTGACAACTTTTTCCCTGTGTTGATCTTTCTCATCAACTCCAGCGTCTCCGGTTTGTGTCTCTTGCCAAAACGGACCTGCGACATGCGTTTCTTACAGGTCTCTGACAACTGCCTTCCTTTGCAAAGATGCTTCGTTGCTTCTTTGCGAACGACCGGATCGGTCAAGTTGTGCTTTCTGGTTAGACTCATCCGTTCTTTGGTTTCATTGGACATAATGCGAAGTGGACTGTTTGGAAAATGATCTCGGTACTGCTGAGTTGTCCAACCGGGGTGTGATTTGCTGAGATGCCATTGGCTCATCTGGCCAAGCAGCCTTCCACACAACTCACATTTTACTGTCGGACAATTCATTGATCGTTTAGCCTTCCCGCAGTTCACGGGATTTGTTCACCGCGATTACTCGCGGGCGTGTCCTTCATTAGTTGAACACGGTGCCAGTCGGAGCCGTCAACGCTTGCGTTGTTACGAGTTCCGATGCGACGAGGTTCGCAAAAACGGCTCGGATGATCGGGAAGATAAATTTTTCAACATCAGTTACACCACAGCGTTTAAGCCGTGGCTCTCCGAGTTTCCTCGGAGTGTCGGACTATATCTTCAACCCACAAATGCGGGTGGCCCATGCTCGTGTCCGTCTTATTCGCCTGAGGGGCGTCAACGGTTAGTCTCTGAAGCTGCCCGAAGGTAAAGTTCTCAGCCGTTCGGGATGGCCTGCTGATTGGCGTGTGCCGCATATCTTCCCTCGAAACAGTGGCGAAAGTCCAGCCAGCCGTCCGACAGAATGCTCGGGCAGTTATGAACTTCGCGATGCTCTTAGGATCGATTTGTAGATTCCGAGGACGAACTTCGATGAGAAGCACACCTGTCGTAAGCTGTACGACAAAATCAGGAATATAACGATGGAACGCTCCTGCGATTTCGTAACCGATCACCACAGCCTCGTAGCAGTAGGACAGCACATTGGGATCGGTGTCCATCAACTGCATGAATTGCAGTTCGTAGGAACTCCGATAGCTGATCGGCAATGAAGACTTCGAGGAATTGTGAGTTCCACGGAAACCAGCTTGTCCGATCAAACCCTTCTCTTGTTTGTGTCTTACCACTCCGATGCTGATGTGATTACGGTGTGCAATCGTCAGTTTTACACCCGTAAGTGTTTTCCTGATTTTCTCTCGGGTGACCCGTGAGGGCGTCCGACCTTTGAGCGACTGGCTGATCCTCTGACCGGTTGTCAGAGGACGAGTTCGTCCGGTGTGTGTCCGTTTGGCCGAAGCTATTAGAGCGGCTAGGCCATCAGGGCTGAACGTGTGCTTCAGACCTTTCATGGACATCCGCATCTTCTGCTTCGTCTCTTCGGAATGTTTGAAACCTTTATGCCGCATTTAGCTTTCCAGCAATTCTTGGGCTATTTCGCATCCCCGTTGCCGGGGAGGCTCCCTTGACATTATAGTGTTAAGGAGCCGACTTGCAACATGCGGGTCGTCTCATCGAGGCTCCGCAGTTGCCGGTAGGCGTTCTCGTACAGAACGGCCAGCATGGCCTTCTTCTCCACGTCATCCTTGTTGACGCCTTCGAGGAAGTTGACCTTCCGGAACTTGCTGTAGCCACGGATGGCGTTGCCGGGCATACCGGACCACCGCTCGGTGAGCGTGTGCTTGAGTTGTTGCTGCTCGGTCAGGATTTCTTTTGTGTCCGCTAACATTTGGGGGGGTTACTCCGATGGGTAGCAGATCGCGTACGAACTATGTTCGTCGGATGGGTTGCTGCCCAATCAAAACAGGGTCAATCGATCTTAGGTCTGTGCTTCGTTTATAGTTTTCCGTCGCACATGTTGGCAACCTGGCCGATGAAGCTGACCGGTTGCGACTCCTCGACTCGCACTTGACCCTTGTTTCCTGCCGAGGGATCGAGCGTTCGGACCACCTTGGGGGTGGCCGACTCGACGGCAGTTGGCGGAGGGGTGGCTGGTTGAGATGCGGCTGACGTTGTGCCGGCCGGTTTGGGGGTCGTCTTGGCGACCCTGCGTTCCTGAATACGTTTGGCTACCCGAGCCTTGGCGGCTTCGACGAGGCTCTGCCGCTTGGTCGGCTTGGGCGGCTGCGTCGCCGACTCCACGACCTTTCCGCTCTTCAGCTTCGTGTTCTCCTGCTGAAGTTTGTTGAAATCCTGTCGCAAGTCCTCCCCCAGTGCGATGGCCTTTTTGAGAAGGCCCTGCTCTTTGAGGAAGGCGGCCCTGTGCTGGCGGGACCGCTTGAGCAGAATGTCCGCCCCCTCGGCCAGCTTGGTGTAGCGACGGCGAAGAAGTCGCAGTTCGGCCAGTGCCTTCGGGTCGGCCTGACCGGTTCGAGCCTCGGCCCTGACCAGCCGCTCCGACAACTCCACGATAACCTGCGAGGCCGCCTTCTCGTTCATCTTTGTCGCCACAGTCCGTTCCTTTCGGGGTTGCGTTCGTCTCTGTTGGATTGTACTGCTCGGGGCCTGCCCGGCGGCTTCGCCGACTCGGTCGTCTGCCCGTAGCTGTTTGATAACCTTCTCCACCGACTCTCGGATGAGCAGCAGATTCGTCGATTTCGTCTCGTTCAATTCCTTCGATTGCAGCTTGCGAATCTGCTCTGCCAGGAGGCTGAGCGTCGAACCCAGTTCGATCAGACCGATCCGCCCCATCTTCGTCAGGTCGGTCTTGGCTTTCTCCAGCAGCGGCGTCGCCTTGGCGATCAGATCGGACAGATGGGTCTTGATGTCCGTGCCGATGGATTCGTGAACTGGCAGAGGAAAGGCTTCGGTGACCGACGGGTTGGCCACGAAGTCCCAAACTTCGCATTCGTAGTTCTCCGCCACCTCATCGACCCCGTCGTCGGCTTGCGTGACATCGCCACGGCCCCTGGATGACATGCCGACGACTACGCCGCAGGCGTAGAACTCCTGCAAAATCTTTCCATTCTGATTGTTGAAGATCAGCGTCTCGCCGACAACCCATTCGCCTGCCGGGACGCCGTAGGGGTTGCCCTCGGCTAACGTCTCGATCGTTGCGTCGAGTACGACGTGGCTGACGCGGGCCAGATGGGTCATCCCGCTCTCCGGGTGCTCCAGTTCGCCAAGCGTCTGGCGGCTGGCCATCCGACGCCGCAGCGTCGAACCTTCGGCCAAGTTATTTTCCCAAACCTGCCGGCTGTAACGACGATTGTTCTCGTTGCGTCGGTTGATCGACGACATGACACCCTTGACGTGCAGTCGTTCGATACCATCCAGTCCTTTGCGGTTCTCCATCACCACTTTGCCGATGACGGGGGCCTTGATCTCGCTGAGCATTATCATCATGCATTCCTCTCCGCCAACGCCTCGTTCACCGCTTGGGTCGGCAGATTTGTGATTCGGTCGGTCGTCAGGTCCAGATGGAACGAACCGAAATTCGCCACCCTGTTGAGCAGATCATCGGCGACCGAATCGACCACACTGACGAGTCGAAGATACCTAGTCAATTCGTCGTGATGCAGCCGGTAGGAATCC